CGGTCATGTTGTCAGGACACTACGCACGAGCCTGTGGGCGCTCAACAATCCTCGCCAAGGATATGGAATATTGTATGAAATATTGTGCGATGCACACTATAGGTGATAAAATTGGTTCCTACTTTCCAGAAATTTACGATAGTGATGGTTCGGATATAGACGACATAGAAATAGTTGATGAGGAGGATGAAGATGCATTCGAGCCATATCAGGGTTCGAATGTCGCGATGAAGGCTATCACGGAAGCCTATGATGCGTGGGAGAGTTGGGTACCCACCAATCCGTCAGAACGCATGGTAAAAAATGCTATTGATAGTAATGAACACCTTGCATGAGGCTGAGGGTCCAGAGGGTCCAGAGGGTTGGACTGATTCAGAATATAAATCATTCAAGGCTGGTGAAGACACTTCCGATTCTGAATCAGATGTAGATGAACCCCTCATTATTAGGGGGTACAAGAAAGAAAAGTATAAAAAGATTTTGTTTACAGAAGAACTATTGCCAGAATAAAAATGTTTTATAATAATAAATGTCTACCCAAATGATTACTCAAATTGGCGCTGAGCTCGAAGCTCAGTCGCTTAACGCTGTCGTCGCTGGTTTCTCCTTCGCCGCCGCCATCTCGTGGATGGACCTCGTCCGGTGGACGATTCATCAGGTTGTGAAGGTCCAGAAGAACAGTGGTGCTAACTACGCCCTCTCCGCTGTTGTGACGACTCTGCTGTCGGTGATTGTTTACATGATTATGTCTCGTCTCTCCAAGCGTGTGCAGAAGCCCACGTCCCCCATGTATGCTGTGACTCGCTAAACTTTACGGGGTTTAGTGAACAACACAAGTATGACGCCCGTGAGGACTATCAAAAATATATAAATAAATGCACTCCATCTATTCGGGTCCTCCATATCAGGGATTCGCATAGGCGGTGGAAGTGAAAAATCTTTCTTTACCCTCGGTATATTTTCAAGTTTATCAGTTGAACATTCAACGGCTAACTTTATGATATTGTTAGCGTGCCTGAAGTCGTAAGGTATCAGGCGATTATTACTACTATAGAAGAATTGTATCCTCAAACTCGAAATACTTTTTTGAGGACCTGAATCAAAAGTATGTACCACAGCATCATCCACCCCCGAATAATTTATGACGTCTCCGGATGTCAGTATACGTCCAGTGTAAAAAGGTGTTTCTGCGAACACAGTCTTGTTAAACTCTTCAGACCCACTGCTCAGTTTAAATATGATTGCATCGGGCCCTTGAAGATTGATACTCCCCGTGGTCAGTGTGGTTCCATCGGACACAACATTACTCGCAGGAAGTCCTAAAATATCATGGGGTGTCGTGTACCCATCAACACGTGATGTGTACCCATTGATGCCATCGTAAAAATCAAACGTGAAGGGGTTACCTCCAGTGAATGTGATGCTGTTTATATTTGAATCATACACTGCTGAAGTGATATTTGAACTTTTATCAACAAGTTCTGCGGCTAAGGTATTCCCGTTATAATTATTATTAGCCAATGTAACACTTGTACCACTTATATAAAAAGTATTATTCCTTTCATTAATCAACAATTGACTGCTATGAATACGTGCTGAAATCATAGAAATCTTCTTCACATCATAAATAGGGTTTTTCAATTCTATGACGTAGTCTCCTGGGTCTGGATACAATACGGGGTCTCTCTCACTACTATCGAGGTCAAGTGTGTAGACGCTCATTAAAATAAAGGGATACTATTTTAATGCGTGTTGTTACTCGCTAGAATATTTAAAATTATTTAAAATCGTTGTTGTGCTATGGGGTTGTTCTGAAGTTGGTTCTTCGCGACGTCAAGACTGAAGTCATTCGCACGGGGGTTTTCGGTCCCCTTGTAGGGGTTCAGTTGATGAAAAGAATCGTTCGTGTACTGCTGGGTCCACCCACCATTGGCGGCGCCAAGATGACCATCCATACGAGTCGTGTCCACACGCGCGGCTGTCGGCATACCACCTTGGTTAAGGGCCCCCGCGCGGACGTTCATACGCCCAGCGTTACCCTGTCGGTTCACCTTTCCACGGCGGTCGTCGGGCCTGAAACCGTACTCCATGAGTTCCTCGACCGTGTGGGGGGTACCGTAAGTGCGCTTCTCGCCAATCTTAGAAGCCGGTGCGTTAACGTATCCGTGCGCGAATGAATGAATATTGGGGGCTGGGAGATTGTTGTAACCAAACTGTTCGATGTTACCATCTTTCTTGTTACGTGTGGGGTCCTTGGGCATGGTACCCGCTGAGATGATGCGTTTGGCACCCGAAAACCCCAGTCCATCATCACGCTGCCCAGTCTCCGAACGGTTCGTGAGGCGCTTGGTGTGTTCATGCTCTGCACGAGGGACCAACCCCGACATACCTTGTGCCCGACCTGCTGTCTCTGGGCGGCGGGCGGGAAGGAAAGCTGTCTTTTCCGGGCGGTTATGCGCGAGCTCACCAGCTATACCCCGCCGACCACCGTTGATATCCTTCGCGGGGCCGCTCCTACCCGGTAGCGTCGTGAGACGATAGGCACCGACGTTTTCAGGGTTGACCCTGAAAAGCTGCTGATGTCCACCAGATGCGGGGACATCAGGGCCTAAACCTAAACCAGGGCCAACCAACTGCTTCTCAACTGGTGAGAGGTTATTCATACGACCAAAATCATTATCATTCATACGGGCGCGTTCAGCGAGGGCGTCACCTCCATTGGAACGGTTCTGGGGAGCAATCACTCCGAAATTAACCGTTTCCATTTTCCTTTGCTGCATGGAGGGGTGTGTCATTATATCACCTTCCATCACAGGCACTTCGGCTCTTTCGAGTCCTTCGGGTCCTTCCTGGGTGGTAGCCTTAGCCAGACCATAATTCTCCACACGTTTGGGTTCACTTAATTTTTTTCCTAAATATGCTAAACCTGCTATAGCGATTATTGAGATGGGGTCCGCCATTCTTATTTGTAATTAATATTTTTTATTGAGATATCTCTGTTGAAACTGTCCGTTCTGAAGTTCTGCACGGGTGCTCGCGGGTTCGTAGGACATGGTGCGTGGGGGTAACTTACAAGCGACGTCTTGGATGGGGAAGAAGTTCTTATCGTACGTCTTGGTGACAATCTTGTTAAACTGACTCGTAGACTGGGGACGGAGCTGGTCACTGGTCTCGACGAACTGCGCGGGGGCCCCTTTACCCGCCATATACGGCGATGTACCGTAGAGCATCGTGTTGGGGCGGTTAGAACCGTAGTTCAATGTAGTGGGTTGGGGGTACACAAAAACTTCTTCTGTAGCACACACTGGGGGGTGAGCCGGGTTCTGAACCAATTTCAATCCTGGTTGGAGCTGGTACGCCATATACTATTGACTAAGAAATTGTTCCACTCCTTAACCCACTCCTCTTATCACCGTTGGGATCCAAACCCGCGAAAGCTTCCAACTGGGCACCACGGGCGTTGGGATCACACATACGGGGGTCGGACCTACACGTGGCACCGCTCTTATCACCGTACAACCATTCCGCGAAAGCAGTCTGGTCTCCTGGTATATTCGTGACGGGCATGGAGACAAACTGCCTCGAATACCCATTGCGCTGCTGCTCGGGGAGAGCGGACCGAGACCGGGAAGGACCATAGGGGATGCGGTCAGAAAGCATACTGTTCACCTTATCATCCACAGAAGAATATTCACACGCGCTGGGGCGGTCGGGTCTATCCATGTATTCGTTCATCAGTACGTTTGCCATGGGGTTATCGCGAGCAGGTATCTGACATGAAGAGCCGCCCTGCCCCGCAAACACGGGGCGGGCCATCCCATCCTTAATCATATTAGACTTTTCCATAACATAAAGAACACCCAGACCCGTCACACCTAAAACAAACACCCGAACATCACGGCGAATTAAATACAATATACAAGTCGCGTACACTATGAACCTGGCCGTCGCATTCACCCTCTCTTCTGCTGTATGATCCACGACTGGCCAAAACTCTGTAATTTTATCCGAACGAACGAGTTGCTTAGGGTCTTCAAACAAAGATGCCATTTATATATTAAACTTTTATTTTTTCATCATACCTCCAAGCATACCTTGCATGGATTTCATGAGCTGCGACTCATCGATATCACCCCCCTCACTCTGCATCTTATCGGCACACTGCTTCGCAACATTCTCAATCATGGTGAGTGTCTCGGCTGGGATAGAGGTGATGGTGGTACCCAACATGTAGAGTGTCTGGATGTACTGCCAGATGGCACCCTTGGTCCCATCCGAAGCATTAGGCCAACACTGTGTGATGTTCAGGGGCTTGAGAAACTCGATGTTGTTAGAATCGGAAAGAAAAAACGATTCGTCACGAGCACTAACCTTGTCTGCATAGGGGCCGATGTTCTCCATGAAGCTGGTGACAATCTTCTTCGGGTGGGTATCCCTCAGCAATTCAAAGGCAGTGATATATTTCTTGAGCCCCTTCTCTTCTGGGAAAGTCTTGTGCAGTTCCATAAGAAATTGACCCATCATATCGTTGAAAGCGGTGATAGAAGACATTTATATATACAGGTGGGAAATCTTTAAGTCATTAAAAAGGGGCAGTAGAAATAGACTCGCGCTTACCTACACCGTTGGAAATTATGAAATATACTAATATGGCCACAAGGGCCGCGGGTTTCATGTAAGCACTGGTCATGAGTGTACCTTCGTTATTGAGACGAGCTTTTCCATGAATATATAAAGCTGTTATTGCGCCGCCTATGATTGCTGCCCATGTAGGGTCTCTGAGGTATTCGTCCATATGTAATAACCGAAGGTTTTTTTAAAATTGTTTTCTCTGCCTCGTTTCAGCGGCGTCTGAGAATAAATCTTCTCCTTCGTCGTCGGGTTGCTGAGGAGGGATACCCTTTTCCGTGTTTATAGTCCTGAACTCATTATCGAAATACGCTGGGTGGGCTGGGGGAACAGGGGGAGCCGGGAGGGGCGTGGGGTTCGGTTCTCCTGATATTTCACCCTCCTCCTCCTGTGATTCGACGGGACCTGTGAACGTTTCATCATCCTCCACTTCGGGGCGGGCGATTGATTCAGGACCTGGTATCACACCATCCTCTTCATATTCCGCCACACCATCCTCTTCATATTCCTCCACGTCATCCTGCTCCACGTCACCGTCATGAGGTTCCAATATTTCATCGTTATGAGCAGTGGTCATATACGTTTGTAAAATCTGCTGTACCGGGATGAGTTCTTTGACAGTGTTCTCTACACACAAAGCGAACCGTTCGTAGATTTTATCGTTGCGGTCATGTTCAGATTGATTATCATTGAACACATAGGGGTTTTTATACAAATCCTTCGCGGCATTCTTGTAGCACGTGTGAATAAACACTTCATTACTGGGAAGTTTCACAGATAATTTTTTAGTATCTTTACTGAGTCGAACGGCTGAAAGAATCTTCACAGAACTCACAAACACCGCTGCAACGAGGTCCTTGAACCATGCACATCTATTGGCTATATTATCCGTATTCTGCTTCGCCATCGTCTCACTCCAATTGGGAACATCCTTTAACAAGTTTTGAAACATGATGAGCACCTTACGCCCCTTGGATAATTTTTGCGCCTCTTGGTACATCTCATCAAAAACATCAATCATCACTGGACATACGAGGATAGATAATTGTTCCATATATTCACGTTTAGCCTCTACAAGTATGTTGAGGTTATCCATTATATATTTATATGAAATTATTTTATCAACTTTTTTCCGCGTGGCGCCTGTATTTATTCGCCGCTTTTTTCAAGTTTATAAGTGTTGGAAAATCTTCTAATGAATTCTCATATTCAACCTTGTTCTCCGAAACCTTCTTTATTTTCCATGTGATATGTAGCTCGTGATCGCCTGTGATGACTACTTCAAACCCACCGCGCTCGAGCTGTCTCTTGATGTAAGTGGTCGCTTTGTACCTATCGAACATTGGGTGACCGATGAGAAATGAAGGCACCTGAAAAACTGTAAACTTACTCCCAAAATCTACAGACAGACGAATCTTCCTAGATACTTGTTCAAATATTTTGATGTACGTGTCTTTTCTCAGTTTATTCTTCTTGTCAGTCAGTCGTGAGATTTCATCAACGCTTATCATTACTATTTACATCGACTTTTGTTTTATTAATTCCAACTCACTCTTCTTGAAGAGGTCGTAGTCCACAAAAACATGTCCCTCTATATCACTCTCAAAAGGACTCTGGTCCGTAGGCGGCTGTACGTCTATGGGCTGTGTGCGAGCGCTCACGACTCGCACGGTCCCATCGGGGTTCACGATAATATCAGAAGTGACCGCGAAGCCAAATGCGAACCCGTGCTGTTTCATCAACATGAACATGCAACGGTACAGCTTTGTTTTTTTCTCCGCGTGGATAAACTCCTTGATAGATGTGGTCTCTATGACGTACGTACACAACCCGGTTTTGTCAGCTACATACTTATTGGTAGCAAATACGAGTTCCTGCATGAGGTTACTACTCACACTCACATCAGTGGACTCCACGTATTCTTTCGAATCGAATAGGGGGTCATCGATCACTACCTGTTTGATGGGGTCACTGTATCCAGCGTATCCAAACATCTCTCTCCTGGTGTACATCAGGAGTAACATCAGGGCTATAAGGACTAAAAGGACTAATACCATTTATTATATGTTACAAAAAAACTGTGTGTTATTTTTTATATTTTTTTTCAAATCTAAAACAAAGATGTCACTCTTAATCTTCAGTCATAAATGTACACATAGTATTGAATTGGTTGAATACATCACCCGCCACAGTCAACTGAAACAACTCGTACAATTTCATAACGTGAACACGTTGGGTGTACCTGCCCAATACAGGGCAAAGATTACGAGGGTCCCCACAATGCTCACTAAGACTGGTAAGATTCTAGTAGGAAAGGAAATACAGAACTGGTTAGAGTCCCTCCTCCCTGTACAGGAACTCGATACATGCGATTTTGGTACGTGTTCTATGACAACCCTCGATGGTGAATCCAGTAATGAAATTTTTGGTCTGGATGAGTATGGTCGCTCCCTGCAACCCGCTATGACCCCCGAACTCGAGGCAAAAATAAATCGCAGTGTGTCAGATGCATATGTCGATATAAAGAAATAAGACGCAACTAATAAAGATGAAATTAGTCACCGTACAGGCTGCAGCCATCAAATCAACCTTTGAAGTCCTGAAGGATATTCTCAACGATGTGAATATTTATTTTAAGCCTGATGGGATGTATATAGTCACTCTAGATACAGCGAGAACATCTCTCATAGATATGCACCTGGCGGCTGAAAACTTCGAGGAATACACGTGTATAGAGGATATAGACACAGGTGTTAACGTCACCAACATGTATAAACTTTTGAAGACCATCACGAGTAATGATGTTCTTATCATCTCTATAGACTGTAAAGAGTTTATGAATATCGAAATCCATAGTGACCAGAAGAAAACGTGTACAAAGTTTGCCCTCAAACTCTTAGACATTAATGAAAATCAAATTGAAGTTCCTGATATGAGTATGACCAAGAACACACCCATACCATCAGTTGACTTTCAACGTATATGCAGGGATATGTCAAACATTGGTGAGGATATTCAAATCACGAGAAGTGGAAAATCACTCAGATTCCTATGTAAAGGTGATTTCGCAGACCAAGATACAACCATCCAATGTACAGAAGAGAGTCCGGAGATGACGGGTGTGTATTCCCTTCGGTACATGAATATTTTCACTAAGGCGACGAGTATGTGTGCAACGGTTCAAATAATGCAGGAACAAGATAATAGGTTTCTCATTTTAAAATACAACGTGGCTAATCTAGGGGAGTTGAAGTTCTATCTGGCCACTAAGGTATCCGAAGATCATTAATATAACCATCAGTTGTACACACAGTTTTTGTGATACCAAAGACATTTTTCAATATAATTTTAGGATATAATTCCTTGAGAGTCTCTTCATCATAATAAAACATTTCACCAATTTTAATCCTTTGCCCACCATAAAAATCCCCCCTTGGCCCAGCGTATCTTTTAATCTTACCGAGTATGTCTTTCACTGGTGTGCCTCTCACATCCAGTAATTGAGCACTCGACAGTGGTATACTGAATTGTACACCTTTTTGATATACGGGGGGCCACTGGTATTCACGGTCGTACGTTAAAAATTTATAGATATGATTATTATACCAATATTTAACGCGTATGAGGAGTTTCATGACAACTTCTGGTGGTGGAGGGACCCCTCCATCTTTCATGATTGTGGTGTAATACGAACTTGTGTGTTCGTACCAATCATCAGACTCCTTCTCCCAGAACTCATCGCTCGTCACATAATCCTTCTCGTGGTCCACCCAATATTCAAGTTGTTTTTCTATGATCTTGTAATCAGGTTTTCTAAAGATTAATTTTATGTAATAGATTGCGTTAATTAAAAAATTGCGAAGTAAATCCATTAGATACTATGGAAGGTAATTTTTTAAGCAGGTATAATAACAGAATAAATGAATGGATGATTAAAATAGAAAAGGAACCTGGTAATAAATCCATGTATGATTCAGAAATGTCTGAGTATATCATGCTATGTATGCCATATCTTAAACAATACACGGAAGATATAGATAAAGAGATCACGACAGATAACGTCTTTCACTGTAAAGAAACTGTAGGTCTACAAAGAAGGGATATATTTGTCGATTATCTTATTGATGTTGAGAAGAAAAATCTTGATAGGGCTATTGAAAGAAAGATGGACGAATGTCCCAATTGTATATTGAGTAATATATTTCAGTTCAATGATACGAGTGAACTCGTGTGTGATAAGTGTGGTATGGTAGTAGATGTAATCATCAGTGAAGAGCTCACATATAAGGAAGAACAAGAGACGTCTGAAAAAGTCATAAACTATTCATACAAAAGAGACAACCATTTTAACGAATGGCTTTCACAGTTCCAGGCACAAGAGATGACCACTATACCCACAGAGGTCATAGAACAGTTGCGGAACGAATTCAAAAAGATGAAAATTAAATCTTTGAATGAAATCACACACGCAAAAGTCAGGGGACTTTTAAAAAAATTAAAGTTAAACAAGTACTACGAACACGTACCATACATCACAAATATTTTGAGCGGGAATAAACCCCCTAAAATGCAACAAGAATTGGAGGAACGTCTACGTCTCATGTTCAAAGATATTCAAAAACCATTCGATAAAAATTGTCCATCGGAACGTAAAAACTTCTTGAGCTACTCCTACGTACTCTACAAATTCTGTGAACTCTTGGGTGAAGATTCATATCTCGAATATTTTCCACTCCTAAAGTCCAAAGAAAAATTGCATCAACAAGATCTCATATGGAAAAAGATTTGTCACGATTTACACTGGGAGTTTATATCAACCATTTAAAGTTTTAACCGTGTACATATACATTGATGGACTATTACCAAACATTTTGGTTAGAGGAAATTAAATTTCATACGGAAAAAATACAAGAAATTATTCGAGAAGGTCTCACAGACCCCAAGGGGTACTATGAACGCCAATTGATTTTCATGAAGGACCTGGCTAAGGCGCTACCGTTTCTGGCTCTCGTGACACACGAATCACCTCAGGTTCAGCATTCGGAGACGGAGGAAAATTCACAAGATAGGCCTCATGAAGATTGAGAAGGTTTAAATAATTACGAGCTTGGGACACCATCACGTCGTTGATAACCTTGACGGATTTCAACTCCACCACGGTAGTCTTTTCGATGATGATATCCGCGCGTAAATTACCTATGGTATGTCCCTTGAAGACGATAGGTATGATACGCTCAGTCTCGTAGGACACACCATTCTCACGAAGAATCACCTCCATGGCGTTGTGATACACTCTCTCACTAAAACCAGGACCCAAAGTACTGTATATTTCTTTGACACATTCGTGAATCATAGTCACTCTTACTTGTACATGTACCCAACCCTTTAAGGTATTTAAAGAAAAACCACCAACTAAAAGAAGGATCCTATAGCTCAGTTGGTTAGAGCGCGGTGCTTATATTATGTATACATAAAGATGGTCACACATCTAAAAGCAACGCCGATGTCACGGGTTCGAGCCCCGTTAGGATCATTTATGATGAAATATAGTACTTTTATCATAAATGATTTTTTTTTATTACATTTCTAAAACTAATACTTGTCAAGAAAATCTTCAAACGTCACTAAATCCCCATCCATAATCAATGTGCCCCACTTTTTTTCATTTTCAGACAAGTCCTTGGTATCAATACCCGCTTCGACGAATACATCACACAAGCACATGTCAATATTATCGAGATACAGTAGAACTTCACGGAGTGCATCACCCCCCATGGTATCTACAAAATTATGGAAAAGATTTTGAGAAAACCAGCAGCGTTTATGGTTTATAGCACTCTTTTCACATGTCAGCATGTGAGTTTGGATATATTCCTCTGCGGGCTCCTCTGCATTCGCAGCGATTTCATCAGCTTGGTTGGTCGTCGCCATGTATACATGGATACCCGGGGCTGTCTTCTTGATGAATTCTCTCTTCTCTTGTGAAATACTCATTTGTATATAGTTTGTGTATCGTTTTTAAGCGTGTAGCTTCTCGAAGGTGGAACGTCTAACACTTGGAAGAAGCGATCTGAGCACGCACGCGAAGAACGAAGTCCCTTCAGTTTTCTTCCCTGCCCTGCGCATCAGTGCTTGTGTGTATGACTGGTAAATAATGGTCCGAAGTCACCTCGTACCCAGACTCCCCATAATCATTAGAAGCAACAGACTCCCCAGAATCATTAGAAGCAACAGATTCTGCATCGCAGTCTTCACGATAGCGCAACATCGCCTGCAAGCTGTGAATAACCTCTCGCAGTTCAACATTTCTCCGTTTGATTGTGTCGTTTTCCATTTGCTGTTTTTTGTTTTCCTTCGCGAGCTTGGCAATGTAAGCGATGATGGTAGTAGAGTACATTGTTTTAGATACACCTTTTACTATGCGAATGCTTCACTTAGGTTTGACATTTACATGTATATCAAACCTAAGTAAAATGTGTGTACTGTAAAAGTTATCTTAAAATGGGTTCTTCTGCATCTTGTGTCAAGTGTCTTCACACCTACGACCCTAAGAAGGTCAGAGAGTTGTTTCCGGTCATCAACGATATTGAAACGTTGAAGAAATACATCGACTACGCAAAAAAGAACAACCACTATGAGCGCATCAAGGAAAAATTCAGGGAGGATAACGTTATCGATAACAATGACACTCTCACTACGGGCGATAAACCCTTCAACATTTTTGCCCGCCTTGTGTCCGGTAAAACAACAAACAACGTCGACCAATCTCTTCTCGGAGAGTACAGTGAGAGGTTCGTACTGTGTCATAACCGACCAGTGAATGACGCACATT